GTTTTGTGGAGGTATCTTTAGTGATTAGGAAATCAATTGTAGATCAGGATTGTTTTGGATTAAAACCAAATCCTTTACAATCATATCAAATGTCTCCTACAGCGAGAGAAGCATTTAAATTCTCCAGAAGTGCTGATAAAGTAGAAGCCTTTATGAAATGGTTGCAAATTCAGATTGATAAAGGGATATTGGAAATAAGGCAGTTTCAGCAGGTAGGGACGAGTGTAGAGTCTGCTTGGACTAATCGTTATATATATGACTCTTATAAAAGAGGAGTGATACGAGCACGATACGAATTAATTAAAGCAGGATATAAAGTACCAGGAATTGATGATACAGGTGGAATAGATATGAGTATGAGCACTCCATTTCATATAGACAGAGTGGGATTGTTATTTACCAGGGTATTCAGTGATTTAAAAGGAATAACCTCTGCTATGGATGCTCAAATTAGTAGGATTCTTGCTCAGGGGATAGCAGACGGCGATGGACCTGCCTTGCTTGCCCGAAAGCTTGTAGCTACTATTAATGGTAGTGGGGCAGGTGATCTTGCCTTGACGGACACGCTAGGACGTTTCATTCCTGCAGGAAGAAGAGCTATGATATTAGCTAGGACAGAAATCATCCGGGCTCATCACATGGCTACAATTCAAGAATATAGAAATTGGGCTGTTGAGGGAGTTATTGTAAAAGGTGAATGGTTGACAGCTGGTGATGATAGGGTTTGTTCTAAATGTGCAAGTTTGGAAGGCAAAATATTTACATTGGATGAAATTGAACCAATGATACCACTGCACCCTCAGTGCAGATGTATTGCTCTTCCATTTATTGAAGAATTACAGAAATATAAATAAAAGATAGGAGGAAATTAAAATGCCATGGACTGCTGCAGATGCAAAAGATTATAAAAAAGGACTTACAGAAAAGCAATCAAAACAATGGGCTCGTATTGCAAATTCTGTTTTGAAAAGATGTATGGCCAAAGGAGGAAGTGAAGAAACCTGTGCTGCTTCTGCCATTAAACAAGCTAATGGAGCAGTGATAACTGCAAATGAAAGTAAAGGAATATATTCCAGTTATAAGAATAAACAGGTATTGGAATATGATGTAAAACTTATAATTCATCAAGAAAAAGCTCATCTAGTGGTTCCTGTGGTGATGATGGTGGAAGGGGTACATAATGGAAGTCAGGGACCACTTTTACATACAATAGAAGAACTTGGTAAGTTTCCAGAGTCATGGAATGGGAGACCTGTTGTGATTTATCACCCGGAAGATGAAGATGGTAATCCTATATCTGCTAATTCACCGGAGGTGGTTGATAAAATCACAGTTGGACGGGTTTATAATACGGAAGTAGAGGGTAAAAAACTCAAAGCAGAAGTTTGGTTTGATGAGGATAAATTAAATGCCGTATCACCACAAACTCTGGAAGCTGTAAATGATACTATGGAGATGGAAGTAAGTCTTGGAATGTTCACTGAGAATGAAATGGAGACAGGCACTTATAATGATGAGGAGTATGTAGGTATAGCTCACAACCATCGTCCAGATCATCTTGCGATATTGCCTGATCAAACAGGAGCTTGTTCTTGTGCTGATGGTTGTGGATTAGGGGCAAACAAAAAAGATGAAGATATGAAAAAAGTAGAAGAAATGGTTAAATCCCTCAGTACAAAAGGGTTTTCTATTAATGTTATAGGAAATCAATCGGAACAGGGTTATCAGGAAAAAATGCAATTAGTTTATTGTAAATTAAGAACATTAGAAACTGATGGAAAATATTGTTATTTGGAAGAAATGTATGATGATTCTCTTATTTATTCTCAAGGTGGAGGTGGGTCATCTAAAATGTATAAGCAAACTTATAAAATCGAGAGCGGGAAAATCGAGTTTGTGGGTGAGCCTATTGAAGTCCACAAGAAAGTGGAGTATGTTGTCAACAGTGGTTTGACAAGAACAAAATTTAATATTAACAATAAAAACAAGGAGGACAAGAAAATGCCAAAAAATGAATGTCCCGAATGTCTCAAAAAAATCAATGCTGTGATTGCTAATAAGGAATCCGGTTTTGTAGAGACAGATAGGGAATGGTTGGAAGTTCTGTCTGAAGCTCAGCTTGACAAAGCAATTACTCCAAAGGTAGTTGAAAAAGAAAAAGTTGTAGAAAAGACAGTTGAAGTAAATAAGCTCTCCACTGAGGATCAAGCAGATTTGGCTTGGGCAAGAGATCAGAGGAAAGCAAGACGTGAGAATTGGGTGAAAGAAGTTATTGCCAATACTGAAAAAGGTACTTGGGAAGAAGCTACACTGAAGGAAATGAAAGACGATGTACTTGAAAGAGTATTTAAGTCTGTTAAGAAAGAAGACACCACTGATTATTCAGTTAATGGAGGAACTCCTCCTACTGTCAATAAAAGTGGAAGTGGTGGTGCTTTGTATATGCCAGGAGTAGAAATTGAAGAAACTAAATAAGAAAAAAGGAGGAAAAAGAAATGGCATACAATAGTGTAATAATTAAAAACTATCTAAACATATTTGAGGAATATGAAGCTAATGCAGCTCTCAGTCCCGGTATGTTGGTGGAATTGATGTCCACTGGAAAGATAAGAAAACATGCTACTGAAAGCGGAAACGCTGTACCAATGTTTGCAATTGAAAATAGGCTTGAGGGTAAGAGTATTACTGATGCTTATGCTGCTGCAGATCGGGTTACGGTTATAATTCCACAACGTGGTGATGAGATTTATGCTCAGATTGAAGATGAGCAGACTATTGCAATAGGAGATTTTCTTGAATCTAATGGACTTGGGTACTTACAGAAACATACTGATCAGGATTTATCGTCAGAGGTTACTGGGACTGTAAATCCATTGGAGATTGTTGCTCAGGCATTGGAAGCACTTGATTTATCTAGTTTGTCTGCTGCTGGTTCTAGTGATACTCCTGCAAGGCAATTTCTAAGAGTTCGTATTGTTTAATTATAAAAGAAAAAGGAGGAAAAGAAAATGCCCGAATTATCAGAAGTAAAAATGGATATGATAGGTAAGAACGGTGTAGAAGGTATGGTTGCCAATGTACTTAGTACTGGTCAACTAAACCTTAATAGTAAACGTCCTTATCTTGGAGACGATGGCAAAATTTATGTGAATACATATAATGGAGGGAATCCTAAGAAACCTTCCAGCTATCGTGAAATCTGTATCAATGCTAATCCGCTGAATACAAATGCAACCCTGAGAAGGGATGAATGGAAACAGTTGGATGAAGCAATTATGGATGTTGCTCGTTACAGGTTAGGTGGTGTTCAGGATTTAATTGATAATGGACTTACATATAACCTTGGAAATGCTATGGGTACAACTGTACTGGAATGGCATGATGTAAGTGAAGCTTTGTCAGCAGAGTTGACAATGGATGGAATTACCAGAGGTAAAAATGACGCATTGGTATTTCAAACCAATTATTTACCTATTCCAATACTTCATGTTGATTATGAAATCAACGCAAGACATTTGGAAGCAAGTAGAAAACTTGGTAATCCATTAGATACCACTCTTGCTGAAAGAGCTGCACGTAAGATTCTGGAGAAAGAAGAAAACATGTTATTTACTGATATTACCTATACATGGGGTACAAAAGATGACAGAGATCGGAATAGGATTTATAGTTATCTTAACTTTCCAGATATTAATGCTGTTACTTTGGGTACAAATTGGGACGCATCAGCTAAGACAGCAGCTGGTATTCTTCAGGATGTTCTTAACATGAAAGCTTCAAGTATTGCTGCTTATCATTATGGTCCTTGGATGCTTTATATTCCAACGGCATATGAAGTAGTTCTTGATGATGATTATGATACCACTACTCCTGGAAAAACAATCAGGGAACGTCTTTTAAGTATTGCTGGAATTAAAGGAATTAAGGTTATTGATACCTTGACAGCAGATAATGTTCTTTTGGTTGAGATGAAGAAGGAAACAGTTCGTTTGATAAACGGATTTGGTCTTACCAACGTCCAGTGGTCAGAAGAAGGTAACATGGTTACCAAATACAAAGTTATGGCAATACAGGTTCCACAGATACGTTCAGATCAGAACGGTAAATGTGGTATTGTTCTTTTGTCATAATAAAAACCTACTAATCAAGTAGTTTCTTTTTATTTATATATTAAAATTTATTTATTATGGAACGTACAAAAAAAGCAACAGATAATCAGATTGTTCATAAACCATCATGGAAGAAAGTTGGTGGTGGTTCGTTGAGACTTGGGAAACGTATAATTAAACCGGGACAGGTATTTG